GGCGAACATCACCCGTCAGCAATTCAACGTGTCGATACTCGTTAGACATAAGCCTGTCCTCAAGCCTGTGCTTGAGCCTTTCTGCTTATGCCGACTGTCCGGTCGAAATGGGGGGCAGTTCACTGACAAAGTCGCAGTTATAACAACAAGATAGGCAATCTGATATCGTGCCGAGGTGTAAACTGAAACGGGAACAACACCGAACCGAACACTGACGGAAGATATGCTGCGATTGTTGCAACGACGTTGCAACAATCGTGCTAACATGTGTGGCCCTTATTGTGGTCATCAATCGGGCCACACTTGCGGCCACAAACTGACCAAAATACCCCAACAATAAACACACGCTATAGGCGAGTAACGAACATACAAACTTGCGTAGAATTAAGTCTAAACCTTAGACTGCCGCCGCCCGAGGCGCGGCCTATGTGAGCCATCATTGGGGTTAAATTTGACCCTAAGCCATGCATGTGACGGGTCATCATTAGGGGCAGATTTGCCCCTAATTCATCCGCTCTTGGCATCAACCGCAAATCAGCGTATGAAGGTCAACGGAGCGTGACAACTCCTGCTGGTGGGATGCGCCACCAAGGCCGGTCTGATGGGAGTCTAAGCGTTAGACTCGCAATTGGTCCCAAGCCGAACGGCGCTTTTTTTATGCCCTGTCTCCGGGGCGCGGTCGCATATACAGGCGGCCGGGGAAATGGGGCTATGTCCAGGGCGAAAGCCTAAAGGCTTCATTGCCGTCCAGCACGGTTGTCACCCCCCGGCTCTGCGCCGACCGCAGATTTGACGCGCCGTGACAAGCGCTGCTGGAGACCAACATGAACACTTTCAACAGGACCGCCGTCCGTCCCATCGACCGTTTCAGCCGGACCATTCAGGCGATTGAAGCGATGAACGTCCTCGTCTGCAATACGCTCGAAACCGACGATGGCCACGCTTTCATCGCCAGCGGAATCTACGAGCTGTTCGAGCAGCAATGCGCCAACCTGCATGAGCTATATGCCCACTACCACCCGAACGAAGGGCGATCGAGCGAAGCCGCCGAAGATAGAACGTCCGCCATCGCACCACCCAAACCGGGTGCCGATTACTACAGCCGCACCATGGACGTGGTGGCCTCATTGATGGCGCATGACAAGACGCTGACGGAAATTGAGAAACTGACCGGCCTCGCATCCGATCAGATCATCTGCTTCATAGAGGCAATGCCGGAAGCGCAGAAGCTACGCGCCGTCGAGGCAGCAACCGCCGGCAAAGAACAGCTAGACCCTAAGGCACTGCGGGCAAAGTTCATCGCTGACAAGATCAGCGAGGGGATCGACGCCGGTGACATTGCGAACGCGCTCAACCTCAAAAAGGCGACGGTTGAGCGGGTGGTGCGGCAGTTGATGGCCGGTAGCGAACGGGCTGCATGATGCCAACGTGTCGAGCGGCCTTCGGGCCGCTCGAACGCTATTTGAAGCAGGGATCAAATCAGATTTGAGCGCCGCTATGATGCGAGCGCCGGGAGTTGTTGTGATGCGTAATTCCTTTGACCTGACGGTATCGGTGCCCGCCGACGAATGGGCTTACATGAAACGACGCGTCGTCTATCTTGAGGCGGCTCTTTTGCGGATCGTGCGCGACGGTGAAAAGATGCGCGAATGGTTCGCAGCGGCAGAGCTGGCGGGGCTTCTGCTTCCTGGCCTGCCGAGCAGCATAGACGGGGTGGCGCGGAAGGCCTCGAAAGAGGGATGGATGCGCCGCAAGACGAAGGCCGGTAGCCGGTGGATGCACGTCTATCATGTGACGGCGCTTCCCAAGCGGGCCTTCGACGCGTTGATTGCGCGCCTGTTGGACCTTCCCGACATAGACGAAACTGCACCGCTGGTGGACGTTCTGCCACCGCTGCCCGAGGTCAAGGCTCCGTTGGTCGTGGAAGGCAACACGGCCCCGCCGTGGGTGTTGCCGCTGATGCGGATCATGAAGACGGAGACAGCTGGAAACCTTGGCGAGGCGTGGCAGAAGCTGCCGGAGCGCCTGCCACCGGACGTGGCCCTGCCGAGCGTCGAGGAGGCGGCGGCGGTGCTCGTCCGATTCGGGATCTCCGGTGGGTGAGGCGACAGGGCGGCGCGTGGGTCTCGTTGCCACGCGCGCCGCGCTGACGTGCATGGAGTTGACAGGAGCGTCCCGCCTTGCTGCTATCGCGCATACGTACGCATGAGGGCAGGATGATCGACAGCGATGCTTTCGAGCAACGGGCAAGTGAGTTGTTCCGGCTCACCGTGCAGGAAGTGCGCGTGCATGTGAAGATCGCGGACGAACTGATGCCGGAGCTGCGGCGCGCGTTGAAAGGCACCGCAATCGAGAACGACGTCGAGGCCCTACTGGTGTTGACCAGGCTGAAACCTGAACAGCAAGAGGCCCTGGTCGTTCGCCTGCGTTGGTGCGGACTTGACCCGGAAAGTACGGTTGGGGCCGTTGCTGCTGGATTGCCGCTCCAGCTGATGTCCTGAGCTTCGATTTTGAAGCTGATTTGAAGCCCGTTGACGCGATTTTGGCCCATGGCGCGACTGACGGGCCATAGAGCCGCCCTTGAGGCCATTCTGACGGCCCCTGACCAATTTCCCCTCAAATGTCGAATTGCACCCTCCAAACGCTGCGGGTGACAGTTGTCATCCCTGACATTTGTCAGGGGCTTGCTAGTCAGAATGGGCAACGAAGTCATCAGCGTTGCCGGAGCGATCGTCAACGTTCCGAGTGCAGGCAGATCGCCAATCTGACAGCGGTTTCAAGCGTCTTCCGTTGTTCAGAAACTGCCTTGCAGGGATGGCGGAGGGTTTCCCTGGTCTTTCCTCCATCCCTATGGCGACCACCGCTCTTTTGGGAAGGCAAGACATGACAGACAGCGTTGCGATCAGTGCCAAGGTCCAGGTGCCGCAGAGCAAGACCGATCCGAGCGACGTGAAGGTCGAGGAGATCCCCTTGCCCCCGGTCGAAATGTGGGCCGAGCTGGACAACGCGAAGAGCCAGACGAACACCAATTCACCGCCGGAGCCGCAATCGCCTAAACCGAATGCGGGCCGGAAGGTGGAAAAGCTCACCTTCATCTCTCGCGATGTCGAGCGCACGATACCGCTCGAATTTCCCTTCGAACACGATCAGCTTGGATTGGTGGCGAGCATCACTGTGCGCCGCCTGACTGTCGGCGAGCTGGGCGGCATCATCGACGCGCGCGATCCGGACGCCACCGACAATTTCGACATCTACGCCGTTATGACCGGCGTTCCGTCCCCGGTCTTGCGCGGTTTGGTGGCGGATGACGGCGAGGAGGTGTCGCAGGTCTGCTTCGATTTTTTGCCCCGCATCTTCCGGCCACGGGCGAGCGCATCTCAATCGACCTCAGAAGCTGGCGCGAGGTAATCGCGCTCATGTCGGCACTTTCGCACACGCCGCTTCCGTCTTTGCTCGGGATGCCCTGGGACGAGGTGCTGCGCTGGTATCCTTCCATTCGCGCCGCCTGGTCGCAAACATGGGGCCTTAACCGATGAGCGATCTTGACGTTTCCCTTCGCCTTCGGCTGGTCAACCAGATCTCAAAGCCCGCAGAGGATGCCGAGCGCGACCTGAAGGAGCTGCGCAGCGCGGCCGACCGGCTGGGCAAATCCACCCCGAACAATCTCGGTCGTGAACTAGAAAGGCTGGGGATCTCGGCGACCGAAGCCAAAGGCAAGATCGGCGCGGTCGGTACGGAAGCCGATGAACTTCGCCGCCGTATCGGCCGGATCGATGACGGTGCATTTGCCGGACTGAAATCAGACGCGCTTGCTGCTGAGCAGGCTATCAATCGCGTTGGGCAAGCGGCAGGCGAGCTGCGGACGAAGCTTCGCGGCGCCTCAATGCCGCATGGGCCGTCTGTTCCGGGTGGCGTGGTGCCAGGCGCACCCTACCGGACAACGGGCGCAGTCGGTTCAGCGGTGGAAGGATTTGTCGACCGCCTGGGCGTGCCTGTCGCTATCGGTGCGGGTGCTGCGTATATGGCTGGCACACTGCCAGCCGCCGCACTGGTTGCCGGTGGTGCTGCCGTCAACGCGGCGGCCGGAGATGAGCAGCGCAGCGATGCCCTACGCGCGACGGGCGGCTATAGTGCAGAAGAGCAGCGGCGCTTTGATCAGATCATCGGCCGTGCTGGCGCACGTCATGGCGTAGGAACAGAGGCCGCGCAGGGCGTCTTTGGGGCTTTGCAGGCCGGTGGCCTTTCCAGCGCAGACGCTGCCGCCATGACCGACAGCGCAGTCAAATTTTCCGTAGGGACCAAGGCCGACCCGACCGACGCGGCCAACCTGACGATTGCGCTGCGCAGCCTCATGGGGATCGACGTTGGAAAGATGGGCTCGGCCTATGACGCCATCGCAACTGGCGGCAATAATGGCAAGTTCGAGATCAAGGATATGGCCCGCAACTTCCCTTCGATCTTCGCCCGTATGGCCGCCCGCGGTTCCGGCGGAATGCTGGGGGTTCGTACCGCCACTGCCATGAGCCAGCCGATCGCTGAAGTATCAGGTTCCAACGACGAAGCAGCAACCGCCTTCGAAGCGATGCTGGACGATCTTGGAGCCGCCGACGTTCGCGAGCGGGCCAAGAAATACGGCTTCGATCCGATGAAAGAAATGGACGCGGCCAAGGCGCGCGGCGAAGATCCGGTTCTTGGCGTGCTGAAGCGCATCCGCGAGGTCTTTGGCAATAATCGCGAAGCCTTTGCCGATGTGTTCCGCAACAACACTGCAGTTCCGGCCTATCGGGCGGTTATGGACAACATCGACCAGATCGATGCGTTGGTCAGCCAGATGGAGGGCGCCTCAGGCGTTGTTGATCAGTCCTATGGGGTTAACACCGACAACTTCAATTCGCAGAAGGATCGACTTCTGTCGATAATCGGCAAGCGGATCAAGGATGCAGCTTCACCGGCACTACCCTTCCTGACCGGCATTTCTAAAGCGGCCGCCGATGCGATGGAGCGCGAGGAAGACGCGCGAGCGGTTAAGGAGAACCAGGAGAAGCTATTCAAGGTTCTGTTCAGTGAACTGCCGAAGGCGGATACAGGTGGCCAAGGTGGTGACGCCCCATGGTGGCAGAAGATCCTGTTCGGCAAAGCCGCAGAACCCGGCTTCGATCTGAAAAAGCACCTGGGAATTGACCTTGGCCCGCAGGCGACGTCTGCCATGCAGGGCTATAACCAGGCATTGGCGGCCGAGGGCGAGAAGGCCACGCAAGAGGCGCAATCGATCGCCGAGCGGATCAAGGCCATGCTGGGCTTTACCGTGAGCCCCACGATCTCACCGGTTATTGTGCCGCCGACCGGTGTGCCCGCATCATCTGGCCCCCATCCGTCTGTCCAGCCGATGAGCAACAAGACCACCAACTACATCACGTCACCCAATCCGCAGCATGCCGCGCTGAAGGCTAGCCGAGCGCAGGCGAGAGCCATCCAGCAGGCGCAGGCACGGTCGCTCTATGACACGGGAATGAGGATCGTTTGAGAACGAAGAAGCCACTCATCGGCTTTGTCGGCGATGATGAAAATGGAGCCTCGGTCTTTACCCAGATCAGGGAGACCTTAGGAGACGAGGACGCCGAAGAGCTGGCGATGTATGTTGGTGGCCAGCGCATCGCATTGCCTCGTCCATCGAAGCTTTCCCCAGAACACCCGCTTTGCCAACGCATCGGATACCCGTTGGCCTGCCGGATCGTTGAGGCAGTCTCCCCGGAAGACGGCGGCGTACCCGCCTTCTATGTCCCATCCTTGATCGACCTGCGCATCACTCGGCTTCTCGAAGAGGACGGCCTAACGGCGCGAGAGATTGCGCAGCGTGCAGGCGTTTGTATGCGAACCGTCCATCGTTATCGCGCTCGGATGCTGAGAAAGGGACTGAGGGTCGGCAATCACAAGGCCCCTAGGACGCTCTACCGAACATATGAAGTTTCCAAGGGCGAGAAGGTCGTCCGAACTTTGCTCTTGGAAGGTCACAGCCCGTCGCAGATCCGCGACATTCTAGCCGTGCCTGGGGAAGTCGTTCTGACGATCCGGGCTGAACTCCTCAGAGAAGGAAAAATCAAGTGATCATCTCCCAACAGAACCTCGACCTTGTCTTCAAGGGCTTCAAGACGGTCTACGGCGAAAGTTTTGACGCCACCAAGAGCTACAAAGACACCATCGCCATGACCGTATCCAGCGTGGCCAGCGAGGAGGAATACGGATGGCTCGGCCAGTTTCCCGAACTGCGCGAATGGGTCGGCGACCGGCAGGTGAAATCGCTTTCCGCGCACGGCTTCAGCATCCGGAACAAGAAGTTCGAGAGCACTGTGAAGGTCAAGCGGGACGACATCTCGGATGACAAGGTAGGTCTGTATAAACCCCTGTTTCAGGACATGGGCCGGGTGACGAAGATCCATCCCGACAAGCTGATTTATGCACTCCTGTCTGCTGGTTTCGAAACGACCTGCTTCGACGGTCAGAACTTTTTCGATGGCGATCACCCTCACGCCCTGTCCGAGATGGAGACCGTATCGGTCTCGAATATGCAGACCGGCACCGCTTCGCCCTGGTTCCTTCTGGACCTTTCGAAGGCTATGAAACCGGTGATTTGGCAGGAACGCGAACTCTACGAATTTCAGTCGCTCACCAACCACAACGACACTTCCGTCTTCATGACCGACGATTACGTCTACGGCATCCGCGCCCGCGTGAACTGCGGTTTCGGGCTGTGGCAGCTCGCGTTCGGATCTAAGGCTGAATTGACGGCTGCGAACTACGCAGCCGCAAGACAGGCAATGTCGGAATTTGCCGGTGATCGCGGGCAGAAGCTCGGCATCACGCCGACGCATCTGGTGGTTCCCTCCAATCTGGAGACCGCCGCCCGGACGCTTCTTATGGCCGATCAGATCGCGGGTTCTTCCAACATCTGGAAGGGGACGGCCGAACTGATCATCACGCCCTGGCTGAACTAAGGGCGCTCAGATGCAGATCATTTCCGGGCTTGTGACCTTCGCCGCCGAACAAACGGAAAACGGCGCTCCTGAATGGATCAAGGTGGCCCCGAGGGGCCGCTTTACAGCGCGCGACGGCCGCGTGTTCGAGGTCTCTCCGGAGACGCTGATCGAACGCTTCAATGCCGATGGGATACCGATCCCTGTGGATATCAATCACGCGACGATTCGGAAGGCGGCAACGGGCGATGAGTCTCCCGCCTACGGCTGGATCGAAGAACTTCAGGCACGCGACGACGGTCTCTATGGACGCGTCAAGTGGCTCGATCGAGGAAGGTCGATCTTGGCCGAGAAGTCGCATCCCTTTCTGTCTCCGGCCTTTGGTTCGGCCGACAGCAAGGGGCGGGCAACGTGGCTGCACTCCGTAGCCCTGGTCGCCACTCCTGCCGTAGCGATGCCCGCTCTCGCTTCGGCTCAACCCAACGAAGAGGAAACGACAGCCATGGGAAACAAGAAAATCGCCGAGGCCCTGGGCCTTCCGACCGACACAGCAGAAGAGGATATCCTTGCGGCTATCGCTGCAATCAAGGCGAAGGCGAACGGCACGGCAGCGCTCGTCGATGGTGCGCAATCGGCGATGAAGACGCTTTCGGCAGAGGTCGGTAAAGCGCGGACCGAACGGATCGAGCGCCGTGTTGACGAGGCGATCCGCGCAGGGACCGCGACCCCGGCGCTGCGCGACTTCTGCCTGACGCTCGCCAACCTCGACGAACGCATGTTCGACCAGTTCTGCACGAAGATGGGGACCCCGTTCGCTTACCTGTCCTCGACGGCCATCACTGCCGAGCAGGAACTGAATGTCCACGCACAGAACCCTGATCGTCCGGTAACCTTGTCCACGGATGCACAGCGTCTTGCGGACCAGCTCGGCATTGCAGTGACGGCACTGTTCAAATGAGACGTTCGCAAGGGACATCCGAGATGAAGGAAGCGGCTTGCCCGAACGGATGTCCCTTGCGGCTTGCCGACGCGCCGCCTCTAGTCCTTATCCCGCTGGCGGACTATGTGTCTCTTATCAACACGAAGCTCAAGGCGGAGGTCAATTCTCTGAGCTTCAAGCAGCTCTCAAAGCCAGCTCGAAGCACCGTTGACCGCAACCAAGAGGTGTGCATGTTCATCACCATGCGGCTCGGCCTCAAAGCGGTGCGGGAAATCCACCTGGAGTGCAGGAAGCGATTTGGCTCCTCTCGGACGCCGTCTGCAAAGTCAATTTACCGGTATTGGGAACGGCTCCGAATAGCCGCCCGAAGCGGCTCATAATCTGTTGCCATCCGATCTTGCGCGATGCGCCAAGTGATTTTGCGCGCTACACCAGCCGAGGCAGAGAGACCGAAGTCGCGGATAAAAACAGCCGAACGGGGCGCCGCAGGGTGTCATATAAAACAACATAACGAGGCAGCTTGCGGCGCCCCGTCCGAACTTCCCCTCAAACCACGGCGGCAAAACCGCGCGTGAACGATACCGCGTGCCTCACGGCAAGAGAACGCCAAAGAAGCACGCATGGATGCGAACAAGGAGAGTGCCGATGCCGATGCCGACCGATCCGAAAGCCATCCTCGACTATACGCTGGCGCGGCGTAGCGCGGCCGTGCTGGACCTGCCGGAGCTCATCTGTCTGCACCGTGACTGCCGTCGCGCCCATGACTGCCGCTACCTCATTTCGGGCGATCCGCCGACCCCGGACTGCCTCGACCTGCTGACGCCCGAGGATCGCGCGCGTTTCGACGCCTTCTTGGCCGTCGTGCACGCCATGCTCCCCGACGGACCCGCGCAGATGCCGGACGGCCGCGAGGACCGCGAGATGCAACGGGCAGCATGCGACGTATTGCAGGCGGTCTTCACCCGTTACCCTGAAGACCGGCGCATGATCCGCCTCTGGCGGCGCCAGTTGGATCGGATTCTGCTAAAAAAAGAACACATACCCCCGAATTCTTAAGGGATTCAGGTGCTTGTCAAATCGGCGGAGGCGTTTTACGTTCACCTGCACTTGCCTTTCGTGGTGATTTATGTACGGATGTGCCGTTCGGGTATTGTTGATCCCGGAGACTGAACTGATGAATAAGACCGCTTTTGTGGTACTGGGGGCCTTCTCCCGATGGTAGACGTTCATTCCCGATATCGTGACTTCTCGACTGGCTCTTCCTTTTTGAAGGGCGAAACCGTCCCGCATCCGGGCTCCGGGCGCGGGAGACACTTATTGAACTAGGGAAAAGGACTTATCCCATGGCCACCAAAGGCACTGTAAAATTCTTCAACCAGGACAAGGGTTTTGGCTTCATCACCCCGGAAGGCGGCGCGAAGGACGTTTTCGTGCACATTTCCGCCCTGCAGGCTTCCGGCATCCAGTCGCTCCACGACGGTCAGGAAGTGACCTTCGACACCGAGCCGGATCGCATGGGCAAGGGCCCGAAGGCTGTCAACATCCGCGCCAACTGATCCCTTCGCGGGTTCTCAAGCGTTTTCCGGTTTGTTCCGGGACTGGCGGCGTCTCTTTCGAGGCGCCGTTTTTCGTTTGTTGCCTCTCCCGGGATCAGGCCTGGGGACCGGCCTCGATATCGACGGCGGCGAATGCGGCCGCGATCACCTCCGGCCCGGCGCCGGCCTTCGTCGCATCGGCCGAGAGAATCTGCCGGAAGCGCCGTGCCCCGGCATAACCCTGGAACAGGCCGACCATGTGGCGCGTGACATGGTTCAGCCGCCCGCCGGTGGCGATATGCCGCCCGGCATAGGCCATCATCACGTCGCGCACCGCATCCCAGTCCGTCGCCCGTACCGGCTCGCCGTAGATCCGGGCATCCACGCCGGTCAGCAGCGTCGCATTGTGATACGCCGCCCGTCCCAGCATCACCCCGTCCATGATCTTCAGGTGCTGTTGCGCCTCGTCCAGCGTGTGGATGCCGCCGTTGATTCCCAGGAAGACCGTCGGATTGTCCCGCTTCATCCGATGCACGAGATCGTGGTCGAGCGGCGGTACGTCGCGGTTCTCCTTGGGGCTTAGACCCTGCAGCCAGGCCTTGCGGGCGTGGATCCAGATCGCATCCGCCCCCGCTCCCGCCAATCGCGCCAGGAAGTCCGGCAGCACCGCCTCCGGCTCCTGGTCGTCGACCCCGATCCGGCATTTCACCGTCACCGGCACCCTCGCTGCGGCCTTCATCGCCGTCACGCATCGCTCCACCGTCTGCGGTTCGCGCATCAGGCAGGCCCCGAAGGTTCCCGATTGCACCCGGTCGGACGGGCAGCCGACATTCAGATTGATCTCGTCATAGCCATATTCGGCCGCGATCCTGACCGCCTCCGCGAGCTTGTCCGGATCCGATCCGCCAAGCTGCAATGCGACGGGATTCTCTGCCGAATCATAGCCCAGAAGCCTCTCGCGCTGTCCGTGGATGATGGCGTCGGCCACAACCATCTCGGTATAGAGCAGTGCCCTGGCCGTCAGCTGCCGGTGAAGGAAACGGCAGTGCCGGTCCGTCCAGTCGATCATCGGAGCGACTGCGAATATTTTTCTGTTTGTTTTCCGTGCTTTATCGTAGAAGGTCAATTGCTTACGGCCATTTCCTAGAGTCTGGTTCTATCCCGCTTTATCCGCGTTTGTCAGCTTGTTGCACCATTTTTCAATGAGGAGTACAACAATGTCGTACCTCAACAGAAGGATGTTGTACTTCCGATGGGCACCATTACCGCGCGGAAACGCAAGGACGGAAGCACGGGATATACCGCGCAAATCGTCAAGAAGCAAAACGGCAAGATCGTCTGGCGGGAGGCAAAGACCTTCAGCAAGGAACGGGAGGCGAAAGCCTGGGCAGCGTTTCGCGAAACCGAGATCAACCGCCCCGGCACACTCGACCAATTGAGGAAGCCAGAGTCCACGCTGGCCGATGCCATCGACCGATACGTGACCGAGAAGCCAGAGATCGGACGAACCAAGGCGCAATGCCTGCGCTCTATCAAGGACTACAGCATCGCCAGCATGGACTGCGCAAGCATCCGCTCCAGTGACATATCGGCATTTGCCCGCGAGCTTCTGACGGGCGGAAGGAAACCGCAGACGGTCGGCAACTACATTTCACACCTATCGGCCGTCTTTAGGGATGCGCGGGCATTGTGGGACATGCCGCTTGATCATGCGGAAATGCGAGCCGCGCAAGCCGCACTGTCACGGCAGGATACCATTGCCAAATCAGCACAGCGAGACCGGCGCCCTGCCCTTGAGGAACTTGATTTGCTCATGCAGCACTTCGAGGACCGGCAAGCGCGCGCGCCGAGTGTCGTACCAATGCAGAAGATCATTGCTTTCGCCATGTACTCAACGAGACGGCAAGAGGAAATAACGCGCATCAAATGGGAGGATCTGGACGAGCCTCACAGCCGTATTCTTGTCCGCGATATGAAGCATCCGGGCCAAAAGAAGGGCAACGATGTTTGGTGCGAACTTCCCCCTGAAGCGCTGACCATCATCAACTCCATGCCGCGCGCCAAACCAGAGATCTTCCCATTTGGAACAGACGCCATCAGTGCGGCTTTTACACGCGCGTGCAAGCTGCTCCAAATTCAAGACCTGCACTTTCACGACCTTCGCCATGAAGGCGTTTCACGGCTCTTCGAAATGGGCCGCACGATTCCGCTCGCCGCTTCCGTGTCGGGACACAAGTCATGGAACAGCCTCCAGCGCTATGCGCACCTTCGCGAGAAGGGCGACAAACTGGCCAACTGGCCGTGGCTTCCGAAGATATTAGGATGACACAAGCAGAAATCGCTTGACAAATGGTTTGTAAACCATTAGAAGCGGCAACCTTTTATTCCAAAAAAAAGGACAAAGGTCTCACTAGTTGAACTTCTACAGGAGGACTAAAATCGTGTCAAGCGAAAAAATGAACACAGCAGAAGCGGCAGCCTACATTTCCAAATCCGCCTCATGGCTCAACAAGACGCGCATGACCGGCAGCGGCCCGGTCTATCTGAAGATTGGTGGCGCGGTCCGGTACTTAAAGGTCGACCTCGATGCATGGCTTTCCGGCAAGCGGCGAACGGCAGTTTACGATTTCGCCAACGACAATGCCCGCGCACAGGTGGCGGCATGATTGCTCATAGAGTGAATCTGCGGATGAAAGAAAGCCCTGCCCGCATGCAGGCCTTCGACCGTCGCACAGCTGCTATTCACGAGGCCGGGCACGCACTCATGGCGCTGTACCTCGGATATGACGCGAACGCATGCATACGTCCCGCCAACACCTTCAAGCCGCTAGACGAAAAAACGTGGATTGGTCACATGACGATCCACCGGAAGCCGGTAGAGCCAAATCACCCGCACACCCGCATGGTTGCTGTAGCGGGGCTTGTCGCCGAAACCCTATGGCGGCATGGGCACGACGAGGAATATGCCGTGCCCGATGGATGGGAAGACTATCTGCGAGACGAGGACAGCATGTCCTACAGCGACTGGCGACTTTCCGGTTGCCTTCCGGGGGAGCCCGACGATGATCTTTACAACGTCGCGGCCCATGTCGCTGATCTTTTTATGGGCGACCTCTGGCCGGTTCTGGTCGACATATCTCGGACATTGATTGTGGGAGCAGGCAGCGTCCATAGCTTTCAGACTGAAGCGGTAGAGGCCGCCTAACACCACCACCACCAACACCAATTAACCGCCTGCCGGAACCAAGCCGGCGGGCCGCGCCATCGTGCGCCAAACGGAGAAACTATGCGAATTTTGTATTGCCATCCTTTGAAGAGCAGCAAGGACCGCGACGCAGTTGCGTTCGTCGACGTCGAACTAAACGAGCACGTCCGCCTCTACGGTTTGCGCCTGGTGCGCCAGCCAGACGGTCAGCATCGCTTATACGCGCCGCAGGCCGGACAGCGCCGAACAGCAACATTCAGCGAGCCGATGGCAGGACGATTGACTGCCCTTGCCGTCGAAGCGCTGGAGTCTGCGAATGAGCGGTAAACAGCGAGGCTATGCTTATGACGTGGACGCCTGGGTTCAATTCCATCTGTTGCGCTTGGCGTCGTTCCATCCCGATACCACGAAGGCGGATTTGGCCGTCTTGGCTGAAATCATCCAACGGTACTGGGGCAAGTATGGAAATGGCTGGGTCACACATGAGGCACTAGGCGACATGACAGGGACCAGTAAGGCCACCGTCATTAGGGCGAAGCGCAACCTTGAGCAACTCGGCTTCATCACCGTGGTGCAGGCTGGCCGCCGGGGGAGCGCCACCGTCTACAAACCAAATTTTGCGCTTATTCCGGAAAAGGGTGTCAAGGATGACACCGAAACAAAGGGTGTCACCGATGACACCGAAACGAATGCCATTGGTATCGCCAGTGACACCTCAACTGGTCAATTTGGTATCACGGATGACACCCCCTCCTATCTACAAGACCGGCCCACAAGGGCCGGGTCACAGATAGATAGAGAAGAACCCGCCCCGCCTACGGCGCCGCTTTCGGATGGCCTCACGGCCACCGGCGCGGTTGGTGCGGGAGGATTTGAAGAACTTTGGAAAGCGTATGGCCATCCTCACCGAAAATCTGACGCACGGAAGGCCTATGAGAAAGCTGCTCCCGACGGTGACCTGCACGGCAAGATGGTCGAAGCGGCTCACGCATGGCGTTCGGCATGGGCCGCACAAGGCAAGGCAGAGGCACCAAGGTTCACACTCGCGAAGTGGCTCGAGCGTGAAGAGTATGAGTGCGACCCGCCGTCTGGGTTCTCTCCGAAGGAGAGGAAACCCAAGCCCGCCAAAGCGGCAAAGGCTGAGCCGGTCGCGGATAATGACAACGAGCGGGGCGCACCGGTTTTGGACGTTGGTCCGTTCTCACCGATCGGCACATTTGACGTGACGATTGTTGGCGGCCATGTGCAAGCTGACATCAATGGCGAAAAAGTTACTCTGCTACTGAAGTTGTCTGACGGACATGGCTCCATGCACGACATAGAGCACGTCCTCTATGGCCAGCACTCGGATTCCAAGATCCAAGCGCGCGGACAGGCATTTCTGCGAACGCTGGCCGATTGCCTTGGCATTGATAGCTTGACAGACACCGAGCAGCTTAATGGGCACCGCGTTAACTGCACGGTCGACCAGCGATTTGCCATCTCTTACAGGAAGGCCGCCTGATGGAATACGCAGAGATCTACGAGGCAGTAAAGTGCGGATTCATCGACGCTATGGAAGAGATGAAGGCAAAGCCGCGCATGATGAAGATAGACCGGTTCGAAGCGGAAGACGATGCCGGCGAGCCCGTGACTGTTGTTGGTATAATCGACGACGACGAAGAATTTATAAAATTCATTGTCATCGAAGAATGGGAGGACGGCGAGCTGACTCCAATCGTTAGGCGCAATATCTACAAGAAAGGGACGGCCGCCAATACACAAACGTGACTATTTGTCAATAGCGCCATAATAAAACCGTATTCGGCTCTTATAAGCATCATCGCGCAACGCGCATATCAGGCCGCTAAGCGGTCAGCCCGCCGCACCGACGGCACGCGGCACAAGACCCCGACAACGGGGCGCCGCTTTTTTGATGTCGAGGGACACACATCAATGAAAATCTTGAACAGCGGCAGCGGTTTCCCGCGCCCGCTCTACGGCCAGCGTTTCTACAGCAATACGACCCTGTCTGCCTGGCTCGCCGGCAAGCCTCTTCCAGCCAAACCCGCCAAGCCTGTCGAACTGTCGCCCGAAGCGTTGCGCATGCCTTGGCTGACCGAAAAGCATCTTGAGCATCTGCTCGACAAGGAAGACTTGTCCACTGGCGGCCGGTATCTCGGCCTCACGGCACGCCTGCAGCGGTTCTTTGCAATCCGGACCGGCACTAACCTCCATCCCGTCTACCGGACAGTAAAGCGGGGCGCCGTCGTCTACTTCGAGAACGACGGGCCGACGGACTTCTGGCGAGCGTGGACGGCGCTTGTATGGGCAAACATGCTCCCCAACGATTCCGACATCTTCGGCCGGCCGGCTGATTCTGAGAGCCCAAAGCACAAGCACATGGCAGAATCCATGAAGCCGCTGCTGGCATACCGCAACATGTCGTCCCCCATCAGGTTCGGAGGAACGAACTGGATGCAACCCGATAACGACAACTATGAAGACGCAGAAGCACGTCCGGCAATCTATCCCGAGCGCCGTCTAAGGCTCACCGCCAAGAAGGGTGCTTTGGAAACCTACATCGACAAGGCAGGCCCAACCGTCGAATGGCGGCATGCAAAACTCAACGGCATTGGCGAAGTCGAGAACCGGCCAACCGATGTCACCCTGCAACTCGTCGTCGACAAGCGCGACGCTTCCGGCAGTGTCACCAAGAGCCATCGCACGATTGTCCGCGCCGGCAAGCTGCGCATTGCCAATGGGCAGACCACCGCATTTTGCCCGATAAAGGGTGACGACGTCCACGTCGACGAAGGGACCATCCTCTATCTCGACGACCGGTTTGGCGAGCTACTCGGCCCCGACCCAAAGCCGGTGGATGCGGAGCGCTCAGAATCTTATTGGCTGAAGTTGCTGTCAAACGAGGGCCGAAACGAACTGGCGCCGCTGGATTACAAGAAGACCGGCAAGATGCGCCGGAAAGAGATCATCACCGAGGAAGAACGGCGCGCACTGCTCGCCGGCCCACTGCCGCCTGTCACATACTACAAGCCAGGCATTGCCCACGGCACGCCTGATATCGGTTCGCAGTTTCTCGGCGGCTGGATTTCAAACCCCAAGGGCAAGCAACCGCCCGAACGTTGGCAGGACATTTCCGACGAGATTGCCCGCGAAGCGGAGTTTCAGCGTTGGGCTGATGCACTGCCGGAAGAGGAGCGAAAGGCGCTGCACCTAGCCACCACGGCCAGCACGTTCAAGGAGATTGGCCAGGCGTTCGGCAAGCAGGAAAAGAACGCCGAACGTCACGGCAAGAAGTTGCTCAAGGCCGCAAACGACAACCTCCGAAAAATAATGGCGGCTGCATAGTCCCCATTTCGCATCTCGGCGGCAATAAAGGTAGAGGGCGATGCAGGACGGGACTTGTCCCTAGATGCGAAGACCCTCCACCCCAATTCTGAATCGGCGGGTTCCTTCCCCGCTGGTCGAGCCGGTTGAGCGCTGATCTAATCGCGCGCCCGGCAAAGTTTCCGTGGTGTCCCTCACCACCCACCTGGCAGGCCTTCGGGCCTGCCTTTTTTTACGCCCGTTAGACCTCTTGGTCGCGGCAAACTTTAGAGGTCGCGCATGCGCATCCTACCTGAATATTGGGGCGAGCCGGCCTTTGATGCGGCCGCCGCAGCCAGAATTGCCGACGTCGAATACGACACATTCTTCGGATGGCAACGACTAGCCCGAGCGATGGGTTATGAATTTGGCACGCAACGGCGCCGATACTGGTCATTCCGCGCGGCCGATATCTACGCGCTCCTCATCATCGCAAAACTGTCCAAGCTCGGCATGCCAGTCGGGATGCCGCAACTCCGGGCTATCTTTCACTTTTGCTTCGGTGACGACGGCAAGCCCCGCGCTCCGCCCGGTCCATTCATTCAATTGTCCGCGTGCAAGCGCGCGTTCGTCCAAGTCGATGCCGTGAGCCTCTTCGAGGACGTAGTCGCCGGTTGCGAGGAAGGAGCTCGAATTGCTTCAGAGAATTAAAGGCTGGCTCACCGGCACCCGCAATTATCAAGCCGCACAAGGCGGCAGACGTGGTTCGTCGCTCAAGACGATGAACCACCCCCTTCAATCCATCGCGGCGGCTCGCGGCACGTTGGCGGCCCGCGCTCGCTATCTAGCAGCAAACAATCCGTTGGCTGCTAGTGGCGTCGAGGCGTGGGTGTCGGCTCTTGTCGGCACAGGAATCAAGGGACAAGCCAAAGCCGCTGCACCACTCCGCAACACCTTGAACGTCGCCTTCGAAAACTGGACCGATGAAGCCGACGCGGATGGCCTGACAGACTTCTACGGCCTGCAGGCGCTAATCGTCCGGCGCGTCGTCATCGACGGCGAGGCGCTTGCCGTGTTCGTTCAGGACGGCGACAAGATCAGCATCAGGGCGCTCGAGGCCGAGCAGCTTGACGGCAGCTACACGGCGAACCTGTCGAACGGCAACGTCGTGGTGCAAGGCGTGGAGCACGATAGCCAAGGCCGGCGTGTAGCATTCCATATTTTCGATAGACCGGCCGCAATGGACTTCGCCAGCATGCGGAAGCGCACCCGCTACCCCGCTTCGGAGATCCTGCACGTTTTCCGGCGGGAAGTGCCTGGACAGGTTCGCGGCATTTCTTGGTTCGCTCCGGTCATCGTTCGGCTTGCCGACCTCGACGGATGGCGGGACGCTCAAATGGTGCGGCAACGCATGGCTGCCATGCTCGCCGGCTTCATCACCAGCACGGACGGCACGGCATCGCCAATGGATGGAACGCAGGACGGTACCGCCGTTCTTGGCGGTCTTGAGCCGGGGCTGCTCCAATACCTTGCACCGGGTGAAGACATTCGTTTCTCCGACCCCGCTAAGATCGGCACCGAGGTTATCGACTTCGCCAAGATAACCGAGCGGGAAATCGCTGTTGGCCTTGGCCTTCCCGACTACCTCTTGAGCGGATCCCTGTCCGACGTCAACTACTCCAGCATTCGCGCCGGGATGGTCGAATTCAGACGGCGCGTGGAAGCCCTACAGCACTCGCTCATAGCTTTCCAGTTCCTCCGGCCAGTCTGGCGTCGGTGGGCAACCCTTGAGGTATTGTCGGGCCGCGTGTCCGCCACGGTCGATCAGGCCTTGCCCGTCTCATGGATCACCCCGCGTCAAAATTGGGTAGACCCGAGCAAGGACGTGACTGCCGAAATCGACGCCATTAATGCCGGCCTCATGTCGCGCAGAGAAGCCGTTGCGGCTCGCGGAATCGACATCGAACAGCTTGACGCCGAGATCGCCGCAGACAATGCCCGCGCCGAAAGCATGGGCTTGAACTTCACCCTGCCGCAACCGGCAAACGACAACCAGCCGGCCAGCCAAGCCGCGTAACTTTAGAGGTCATCGATGACTTTACCAAACGGCGTGCAACAGCGCGCCGCGCCTTTGCGCGCGTCTTCTTGGAACAAGGACGAATTGACGTTCGACCTTGTTCTTTCCACCGGCGCCGCTGTCGAGCGCGGCGGCTTCGTCGAGGTTCTGGACCTCGCCGGCGCAACCTGGCCGGACACCATCCCGCTGCTCGACTCCCATCGTCAGGGCTCGCTCGACGACAACATCGGCGACGTTTCGAACATCCGGCTTGACGGTTCCGAGATCATCGGCACGGCCAAGCTTTCGAAGCATTCCACCAAGGCCCAACGCATTGCCGCTGAACTAACCGACGGCCGGTCCTTTGCCGCCTCGATCGGCTACGACGTCGGCAAATGGGCCGAAACCACTGCCGGCGGCAAGCGCACGCTAACCGCCAAGACCTTCAAGATCCTAGAAGTCTCGCTCGTATCTGTCCCGGCTGATGCCGCGGCAGGCGTGCGTTCTCATCCTAACGAAAGGCCCACTATGAACCGCGCAGAAATCAACACCGAGATCCGTTCCATCGCCAAGGCCACCAGCCTGGACTCCGCATGGATCGACTCCCAGATCGATGCCGAAGCCACCGTCGAGCAGGCCCGCGCCGCAGCTATCGAGGCCATGAAGACCCGCGCCACCACCACGCCGTCTTCTGTCCAGATGGGCACCGACAACACTGACCCGGAACAGATCCGCGGCGCCATGGCCGACGCTCTTGCCCACCGCATTGCACCCGCCACAGTCAAGCTTGAAGGACGTGCCACCGAGTTTCGCGGCCACAGTGTTCTTGACCTTGTCGGCGATATGGCCGTTGCTCGCGGCGAGCGCGTCAATCTCCGCGACCGTGAGTCCTTGCTCCAGCGTGCCGTCGGCGCCCATAGCACCAGCGACTTTCCTCTTCTCCTGGCCGCTGCTGCCAACAAGGCGCTGCTTAGCCAGTATGAAATCGCCGCTCCGACCTATCGCAAGTGGGCAGCCCGCAAGCCGTTCTCGGATTTCAAGGCGCACCAGTTCTTGCGTGTTGGTGACGTTCCGGCATTCACCGAGATCAACGAATCCGGGGAAGTTAAGTACGGCACCATCAGCGAGAACGCCGAATCCGTTACCGCCAAAGAATACGGCACGGGCATTGCCATCGGTCGCCGCGCCTTGATCAACGATGACCTATCGGCCCTCAGCGACTTCTCGTCGGGCATCGCCATCCGCGCCGCCAACGATGAAAATCGCATGGCCTATACGGTCCTATCGACCAACGCCGCCCTGTCGGACACGAAGGCGCTGTTCCACGCCGACCACTTCAACCTGGCTGCTGCCGGTTCCGCCATTGACGCCACGTCGATCGGCGCTGCCGTTGCTGCCTTGCGCGCTCAGAAGAGCCTCGACGGCATGGTTCTGAACCTGCAGCCTGCTTATTTGGTCGTCGGTCCCGCATACGAAACAGCCGCGCGCCTGATCCTGGCGTCTGTTAACGCCACTAAGGCAACCGACGTCAACGTCTGGTCTGGCTTCGCCGAACTGGTCGTCGATGCGAACATCACCGGGAACGGCTGGTACTTGTTTGCAAGCCCGGCAGCCGCTCCGGTTGTGGTGTTTGGCTATGTCGGTGGCGCTGAAGGGCCACAGGTCCGCAGCGAACGAGACTTCGATACGCAGGCCGTCAAGGTCGCGGCCAGCCTCGACTTTGCCGTCGGCGCTATCGACTTCCGGGGCGCGTACAAGAACGCCGGCGCTGCATAAATGGACGAGCTTATTGCTCAAAGGGCGGCCCTCGTGGCCGCCCGTGGTTCCGGACAATTAGAAGTCGAATTTCACTCAGGTGGCACACGTCGCCGCGTGACTTACCGCAGCATGGCCGAAATCATAGACGCAATCGCGGCCATTGACCGCGACATCGCAGCCCTCAACGGCACGAAACCGCGCCGCTTTCTCCCTTCCTTTACAGATGGATTCTCCGAATGAAAAACTTTGTTCAAACTGGTGACGTTCTCACCGTGACCGCCCCATACGATGTCGCTTCCGGCGGCGGCGTCCTGGTCGGCAAGCTCTTCGGCATCGCGACCACCGATGCACTCTCTGGCGCTGCAGTTGAGATCGCCCGCAATGGTGTCTTCACCCATGCAAAGGTCAGTGCTCAGGCGTGGACGCAGGGCGCTGATATCTACTGGGACGATACCGCGAAGAACTTCACGACCGTCTTGACGTCCAACACGCTGGTTGCCAAGGCGGCTTTGGCTGCTGCCAATCCGACGGCAACCGGCCGCGTCGTGCTGAACGGCTGATGGACTGGAAACAGTTAGAGCGCGACGTCGACAGTATAGTCGGCGCCGCGTTCGGCGAGCTTGTCCGACACGCACCAATGACAAGTTCAGGAACCGTCGACACCACACGGCCCGCTGCGGACATTCGCGGCGTGCTGCACACCCCTGCGGCTGCCGGCGCGATCAGCCTCGGCGCCGGGATGATGACCACTCTCAGTGCCTCCGAAGG